GGTTCCAACGGCTGCGCCCGCATTCGGCATATAGGTAAAGATCGGATTTTCGATAAACCGAACCGAGCCCAGACTGCCGATCTCGTTCTCTTGATCGAGCAACTCCCGGCCACCGTAATCTTCCACCTTCTTAAACCCGACCGTGTTTTCCAGCGTCTTCCGATAGTCGGAGTGGACATAGGCCGGGAACGAGGCTGGAACAGCCTGCGAGCCGTAATTCGGGCTCGAGGCCAACATACGATTGACGGTGAAACCAAAATTGCGCTTGATGTACTGCTCCACATTCTGCGCAATCGAGCGAGTCATCGGCCCGTTTACGGTCCCAATCGTGTTGCCGGAGCCGCCGAAGTACTTGGTATCGCAACCCTTCATCTCACCGAAGACCATCATCTCACGGCAAAGGACCAACCGTTCAGAAACTTGCGTTTCCATCTCGGCCAGATAGTTATGTCCCTCTTCGTGCACTTCATAAAGCTGGTCGGTGTAGCCGAATAGGCAACCAATCTGCTGAAGCGTGGTCGATAGATCAATCGACCGGATTGAGTCGGCTGGTGGAGTAACACCATCGGCCACCAAATGCTTTGCGATGAAGTCGGCATCGCCACCCGCTGCCAAAAACTGATTGTCTACACCACCATAGGGGAGGAAACGCTTGAAGGTGATCTTCTGCCCTTCATTCAGTGGCATTATATGCGTTTCGCCCAACTTGGTGAGCATTTCCGAAAAGGTCGCCCGGGCCAAAACTCGCCCACGGAAATTTTCAAGCCGACCGGCTTCTGTATTATACTGATGAACTGCCATTGGAATTACCTCTTATACTCGGCAAGAACCGATTGAACGCCCGCTTCAAACTCATCATCGAGTGTGCGAACTGCCTGCCTCCGGCCTGCGGCCTTTGGCTGTTGACCTGATTCAAGACGAGCGGAGGCTGATTCCATCGTCTGCTCCTTTTCCTTTACTTGGGCCATATTCCATTTTTTAAACTTGTTCATGGCCTGCGCAAACCCGAGTCCTGGCGCGGAAAGCGACCGCTGAGTCGGGCCGTCCTGGAGAGAATACCACTTGATAAAACTTTTGTGAGCTTGTGTAGTAGGTGCCCACTTGTCCCCCTCCACCGGGGGGATGATCTCATCCACATTGATGTCGTATGCGTCCAGCAACCCCATCGTCAGGTCGCGATTAAACTGCTCCTGCATCCGTTGCATGTAGGGGGAGAGGTGTGGCTCGAGAGCTGTGCCGTCCAACGGCGAGGACTGGATAGAGCCCTGCAGATCTTCAATCAGGGCTGGAAGGAACTCCTTCGCGAGCGCCGGGTCATAACCCTCCAGCACTTTTTGAAGCTTTTCCAACTTCGGATTAACCGTGGTCCGGGACTGCATTGCCCGCTGGATTTCGTCTAACCGGGATGATACGGGGGAGACACGCTCGGATAGGCGAGACTCCAGTGCGGAAAGGTGGTCAGGAAATTCGCGAGCAGACTTCAGCGTTTCGTATGCATCGTCCTCAGTCAGATCGCGGAGAAAAAATGACGGGGTAGCTGACTCCGAAGACTGTTCCTCGGTAGTCTCGCCGCCCCCGCCCAAACTCCCACTGGACTCATCCGAAACTTCTTCACATAGGGGGTAGGGTTGAAAGATGTTCATTTGATCTCGTTCTTGATGTCGTGGAGTAGGAGTGATATTTCGTTATGCGACCCTTGAATAAGGCGGATCTGTTTGGGTGTTAGGGTGGAATCGGCAAGTCGATTACCTAATAGTGTAGCACGATTAGATAGATATTCAAGGAACGATACCACAGGGATCACTTGGGAGCCACTTGGACCTTCGACTGTTACCTTATTCATAGCGTTATAGCCCTAAAATATCCATTGCCGACTCTACAGACATTTCTTCCTCTTTCTTCTCAACTGGGGCGGGCGAGGCCGGCGGAGCGGGCGACTTTGTGACCACCTTCAAATGCTCCTTTTGTAAATCTCCATCCCGTTTCATTGCCGTGGTTGCAATCTGCCCCGCCAGCTGAGTCTCGGCCACATCCGTGCCATGCGCAATCTCGGCCTGTTTCTTCTCCATATCCATCCCGAGTTTCATCTTTTGCAACTCCATCTGCATCTGACTGATTGCGAGGTCGGTTTGCGCCTTGATGTTCGCAACCTCCACTGTGGGATCGGGCTGGTTGGCCGCCGCCTCGAGTTGGGTCTGCTCTTCTTCCCCAATACTGAGTACTTCTGGGTCGACCTGGAATGATTCGAGGAGTAGATTGGCCCACTTCTTCGGTGACTTCCCATACTGGGGCTGGATCACCCGATCGCCAAACTGCATCAGCCCTTGGAGCTGGGTCTCCCGAACGATCAGCGTCGCAGACCCGAGCGCGAACGCGACACCATCCCCCTTCGCTTTCTCCGGGCCATACTTTTGTACCCACGAGTAGCAATCTTGGATAAATGGTGCGCACACTTCCTCATCCCACCGGCCAATCAAGAGGCGGAGATTTGAGGTCGCGTTCGACATCAACTGCTGTGTTACGCCAACCGAATCAGAAGAGGTCTGGCCTTGGAGGAGGAGGGGGAGGCCGGATGTTTGTTCGGCCATTCGGAGCCAGAACTCGATCCAGGGGAGAATTACCGACAGGTGGTTGGGGAATTCCAAGGCTTTGAAAGCATCCTCCGGCCGAACCTCTTTCCCAGTCAGCGCCGCCAACTGGTCAGCAATCACTCGGAGCTTTTTATACGGACGGAGTACCCAATCGTCTCCTGGAAAGGGCTCGACCAGCCCCTCTCGGACGAGGATCATGAACCCAACCGAGAAAGCCAGATTGTCGTTGCCGGCCCGAACTGCCGTGTTAAGTCCGCGCTGAGGAGTCTCAATCTGCTCCGCAATCCCGATTCCGTCCCACGAGTCGGGACGGGGTTCCCACTTCAGTAGTCGGTAAGGGAACAGCTCCGAGTCTAAGGGCAGCTCGGCAATCTTAATAAGCCGATCATTTACGAATGTGAGCTGACGGAAGCAGAGGCAGGACTCTTCCCCATCTAACCCAGATAGGTTGACGAGTCCGGTACGGAACCAGATGGTAAACCCGCGCCGCTCTACGGACTTTGTATCATGTTTGTCTTTCGGCTTTTCCTCAATCGCAGCCGCAATCTGATCTGCGAAATAGGTCTCGTCCTCGGCTAGGAGGAGGAGCTGACGCTCCGACTGGTCTGGGATGCGCTCCCAAACGAACTTCCCGTTGTGGATGTCGGACCCACAAGCCGGATCTGGGAAGAAGTTCTCCACTTTGATGCACTCAGCCGCGGAGTGGTAGCTGAGGCGGAGCTTGAGGGTTGCGAGCCCGACAGCCATCTCCGGAGTAGACTCGATCTGGTCAAACATCGCAGCCAGGTCAGGGGAAAGGATGCGCCGCTTTGGAAAAGGACCTTTCAGGATGCCGGTCCCGACCAGGCCGGACTCAGCAATTTGTTCCCGAATCGCGGAGGTCCACTTCGTTTCAACTAACGCATCCGCAATGTACTGGCGGGCCAATTCTAAAGACTCTCCAGTTCGAGTCCCCAGCCGGGTAGCGAGTTCCGGGGGCAGAATTGAGGACAAATCCGGATAGTCTTCAAGGACGGATTCGAGGATGGCGAGTTCTGACACTGGTGTTTGCTTCAGTCCCCACGGCATCTTGTTCCCGACTGGGAGAAGGATGTCCGTCACTCGGGAAACGCCCGCGTTCACGTATGGGCGGGTGATGTTTAGGAAGACGGTAGAACGGTCTTCGTTGCCGGCCCGACCAAGTGTTGAGATAAGCCCTGATGATTTATCAGCGGGCTTGGTCCAGCCTCGTTCTCGGTTGATCTCATCCACCCCTTGATATTGTTCTCTCGCCTTTTCCCAGATCCCATCCAAATTCGTCCGGGCTTGCAGCGCCCCGTCCCGCTCTTGGACCATCTTCTGCACAAACAGGGAGAGAAGTTCTGGCTGAAACATGATTAATATCCCATAACTGGGTCGAGTGGTTTGCGGATAGGGACAGCTGAGAAGGCCGACTCGACGGATAGCTGTTTGATCGGTCTTCCCCTCGGGGGTACGAACGAGAGGATGAAGGAGTCCCATTCGTCTGGCGATTTGCCCGACCTCTTCTCTGCTTTTGTCCGGCCCGACGTGAACCGGGAGCGGTAGTCGTTTTTCGATTCGATAAGGAGGAGCCCACCTTTGTACTCGAACTGAATCGCGGTGGCTTGTGAGAGGAATATTGGGGAGGGCGGAATATATGGGTCGGACTCTTCGAGATATTCTTTGGCCTGCTGGTGTAGCCAGGCTCGGAGATTGTAGTTCTTCCCATCTCCAAGTTTGGTCCCGGTATGGACCGCACAGAGGATTGACGCAAAGGGGCCATACTTTAGCTGATCCGCGGCAGATCCGCCCGGCCCGTCCCGCTCGACCGAGATTAGCTCGACCGGCCCGGACTTGAGCAACTGCTTGACCTCGTTCTCAACAACCATCGCGATCTGGAGCCCGTCCATCTTTTCCAACGTGATAGCCGGGAGGGAGATGCGACCGCGCCTCCGCCAGATCTTCGTCTTATCGTTCCCCATCCCAGAGGCGTCGATGGAAACTCGCCAGGGCAACGAGGCTGACTGGTGGATGGTGGACTTAAGCCTCCGATTCGCGTCGAGAATCAGCCCGGCTGGGATGAATGCGTTGGAAGTGGCAGCCGAATAGTCGAGGAGGAACTGGGAAGCGAATACGGTGGGGGAAACCTCAGCCCGTTTCTTGATATACCACGGTTCCTCCTCGGGGACCAGGTCCAAATTTTGCCGCTTTCTCGGGTCCTCGACCCACTGGAAAATGAATACTTGGTCCTCGGGGAGGTGGTGCTCTAGTTCGTAAAACTTCGACCCGACCCCTCCTTTCGATGGGACGGTCGATCCGTAGATCACGACATCAGCGGTTTCTGCAAGGGCAGACTCGACCAGCTCTTGGTGTTCGAGTTCCGCGAACTCATCGGGGAACGCGATGGAGGCTCGACCTCCGCGACCGATCTGGTCTCCGATCTCGCCCCGGATAACTGCCCCATTAGTCGGGTTGTGGATCACCATCGTCTTCGACTGCTTTTGCCAATCATCCGGTACGAATAGGGCGGGAAGGAGTTCGATGAACTTGCGCGCTTTCCAGAACAGCGAGTCCGGATCGGAGGGGCCGTTGTCGACCTTTTCTGCCTTCTGACTCCCCATCGTTATAACGGTATCTGAAGATGTTATCCAAAGCGTTGTCGCAATCGCTGTGTTCAGCCAGGACATGCCGGCCCCGCGAAACTTTTTGCAGAGTCCCCGCTCCCGTTTCATGTATCGGGAATATACCCAATCGACATATTCGACCTGGCGAGGATAGAGTATGAATGGGCGGTATTTTAGGTCGGGATCGGTCTCGCGCGGGTCGTATGTCCAACCCCAGTCGGAGATGAACTCGGCCCAATGGCCGGCCCCGTAGTAGGATAGTAGCTTGGGGATTGCGTCTTTGTTCTTAACCAGTTCAATCAGGTTCTCGCGCCGGAGCTCGGACACACGGGAGAAGGATGGGAGCGGATCGGCCCAATTTATTGGATGGTTGTACTGGAGTAGACGCACGGCTAGAACCGATCAATCTCGATATCGAGGACACGGACTTCTGAATCATCATCCTCTTCGGAGACCTGAATCGGAATTTCCTCAATCGACTTTGCCCGGATAACGCGGATGTATGCTTGTTGTGGGGTGAGGTTGCGAAGCGTGTTGTCCTCTTGTTGAACCCCTTTTACGTTCAGGGTTAGCTCGTGACGGGGCGAG